TACCACCTGTGCCTACTACTGGTGCAGCCGCTGCACCAAATGCAGTTGAAGCTGTGCTTGATCCTGTAGTAACTGCACCAGTACCAGCTGGTGTAGGATTCGCACCACCAAAGGCATTTTGTGTATTATACAAACTACTGTCTGAACCTGAATAACTTGGTAATCCACCAAATGGGTTAGTGATATTAAATTGATTAGCGGCTGTATTGATAGCAGCAGGATCTTTAACACTGCCCAACACTTGGCTTACCTGATCAGCATACACAGGATTGTCTTCATCATTCAATGGTACACCATTCTGTGCTAGTAGTGAATTGACTCCTGTGGCGTTACCTAGTTTATTATTGTTTAATGATTGTACTAGTCCAGCTGGTGATCCAAAGTTACTTGGACTAATACCATTGAACATGGTTCCTGTTGATGTCAAAGCTGCACTGGCTCCACTCAAACTGCCAAATGATCCTGTGAGCCCTTGATCAGTGAGATCACTCATCTTGGTAATGCCGCTACCGTAATCACTGAAATTGGTATTGGCCATGAAGTTAGTGGATTTGATTATTTGCGTGCTGTTTTGTATATGCCCTTGTATTGAAGCTAGATATGAACCAAATGCCGCATGATTAGGTGATCCGCCAAATCCTAGATTGTTCTGTATGGTAGACATTGAGGACAATGCCTGTGACGCTTGTACGTTAGCTGGATAATTTCCACTTGATGCGATAGCAGTCAAGTTAGTCATACCAGTCTGCACACTAGGTGCCAATTGGAAACAACTGTTGCTGTTCATACCAACCATGGCAGTTAGTGTGCTAGGGGTGATACTGCCAGCAGGTTGCCCAAGGGTGTTATACTGTCCCTCAGTGACAACTGTCATCGCCTTAGCACTTGCTATAATATCATCTGCCATACTCTACACCTTAGGTAATAATGCCGCCTTTGCTTACAGGTTCAATTCCTGTAGTTGTTTTAATGTAATGATTTTCTACATCTTTAACTGTAGGTGCATGCATCATCACATGATTTTTGTCTAATGTTATATTTTTATTTAAATCTGTAGTAAACAAACTCTGTATCAATCCTAAGCCCTGTTGGCTTGGCATGACTGTGGTTGGTTTACTTACGATATATGCAGCATCAGTTTCTTCTACGATCTTAGCAACGATTTCATCACCGTTGACCAATTTAAAACTCACTGTTGTATCCTTGTCGTACTTGTTAGTTACTAACACTTGATTCTCCTAGTTTATTGAATAGTTCTTCATCTGATAATCTTACTAAACCTTGATAACCACCTTCTACGAACAGTTGATCACCTAGGTAAATTTGTGGTGCAGAACGATGTCCTTGACCAATCAACCACTCACGTGCATCGGGTACTTCATCGATCATCACAGTTTTAAATTCTATACCTTTAGTCGTTAAGAGGTGTTTTGCTTTCTCACAAAACGGACAATTATTTTTACTATATACTGTTAACATCTTATAACTCCGGTAGTTCATCGTAGTCAACGTGTTCACCCATGACTCCGATTACATAATTTGTTGATTCATTTTCTTGTAGTGCTGTTTGTTTTTTACTTGTATCGCTGTGTTTATTGAACCATGGTATTGGTGTCGTCTTTGGTGCTGGCTCTTGATATTTGATTCCGATTTCTTTCAGTGCGTTTAGTGCTGTATAATCTACGAACTCTTTCAAGATGTTGGCATTTAATCCAATCACAGGGCCTAGTTTGAACAGATACTCTGCCCACTGTTTCTCTTCACGGATAACATCAAGGTACATGGCATAAACTTCTGCAGCACATTCTTCTTTGGCTCGAGCAAAGCGACTATCTTCTTTCACCACTTGATTGATCAACCAGGCAGTCCATTCTTTATGTAGAACTTCATCTTGTAAGATCAAGCTGATGATATTACCGTTGCCGATGAAGATCTTGTTTTCAACCATTGCTAGACTTGTAGCGAATGATACCATGAAACGGAACGCCTCGAGTCCGTAACTGGCGTTTAGTGCCAACCATATGGCTTTAATATGTTGTTGTTCATCTACTTTGTTTCCTAGCTCTACCTTGCAGTTGATACGATGTAGAGCATCATAGTAGTTGCCTATGGTTGATGCCATACTAATAATCTCATTGGTGTCGTGTATAGTGTTAAACACATCCTTAGGCACGTTATAGATATTTCGTATGATATGACTGTAGCTGCGACTATGTATATTAGTTTCAAAGAAACTCCAATTATACATCAACGCTTCTAATTCTGGAATACTGACCACAGGTGTGAATACCTGTGCAGGCCCACGTCCTTGTAAACTGTCTAAGGCTGTTTGTCTTAGCAAGTTACTGGTGAATATATGTTTGACTGTGTCGCTGGCTTCTTTAAAGTCGTTTGAATCTTTAGTCAAGCTGACTTCTTCTGGGATCCAAAAGAATCCACGTGCTGTTTGTTCTAGTTTAACCAACTTGTTATACTTAACTTCTTCAAAGCGTTGGATGGTCACAGGTCCAGCAGGATCTAAGAACATCTTGCGATTAAGATAATCTGTGTCGTGTTTTAAATCGTATTGTGCTTTTGACATTTTATATTAACTCTCTTTGTTTACGTTTATTTTCTTCTCTAATTTTTGCGGCGATTTTCATTTTTATCTTTGCTTCTTCAGACATTTTTTTACCTTGTTGTGCTGCAGACATTTTAGCTCTAATCTCAGTAGACATAGTTTTGCCAGCCCAAGGGCCAATTCGTCCCTTTGCTTTTTCAGATAACTTCTTTCTTGTTTCTTCATTAATAGGTAAACGATTCTTTGCAGCGACAGCTAACTTAGATTTGTGTTCTTCTGTTAGCTTTCTACCTTTTTGTGCAGCTGACATTCTGGCTTTTGTTTCTTCTGTTCGTTTCTGTCCTATACGTTTTTTAGCAGCTTCTTTCTGTATATTAGGATCTCGTCTGTTAGGATTATTATCACCTGTCATAGATTCTGCGTATTGCCTGCGAAGCCAACCATATGCTTTATTATTTCTTTTACCATTATTAATCATGGCCCCAGTTGCCATATTCATAGCTGCATATAATAACTTGCTGTTGCCTGGATAAATTTTACATAATAGCAAATGAGCAAGGTAATGTTCTTCAGGATACAAAATTGCTATATTATTTTTATCGTTAGATCCTGACATACATTGAGGAATTATATGATGTTTTTCAATATATCCATTAATTATTCTATTTTGAGAACGCTCTATTAGACTATTATATATTTTTTTATAGTTCATTATAATTTACATGCTTCACAGTCGGAATCGTCATCCAGTGTTGATACTGAATCTACTTGTACCTCAGGTATATTAGTTTCTTTAGTTTCATCTTGTACTTTACTACCAGCTTTTTCTATCAAGGAGTAATAAAATGTCTTCAACCCCCACGCATGCGCCTGCATTAAATTTTTAGCAATTAATGTGCTTGGAACTTTTCTGTCAGGAAAATGTCTTGGCGAATAGAATGTATTAGTACTTATGCTTTGATCCACATAGGCTGCCAACACTGCCGCAGTTTTTAAATATGCATCACAATCTCGCTGTTCCCACATCAATTGATAACGGCCTTTTAGTTTGTTATACTCTGGCACTACCTGTATGAATGATCCTGCTTTCGATTCTTTAACTGAGATCAAACTCATTGGCATTTCAATACCATTGGTACTGTTGATAACAACACTACTTGACTCTACTGGAGCGATGGCCATAAGTGTAGCATTACGCACACCATATGATCTCATATCACTGCGTAGTTGTTCCCAATCCAGTTCACGTGTTGGAGTAAAGTCAGCAAGTTTGTTTACACCTTTAGCACGATGTTCCCAAGGAAATTCACCTTTACCATAACGTGTAAAATGACTTTGTGTACAAGCACCACGTTCCTTAGCCAGTTCAACAGTGGCTTCTGTCAAGAAGAATGCTTGATGTTCCATCCAAGTTTTAACATCTTGCAGTGCGTCTGGTGTACCATATTGATAGCCACGTTTTGCATGCCAGTAGGCAAGGTTGGTTACACCAATACCCAATGGACTGATTTCGACATTAGACAATTTACTTTGTATGCTCAAGAAATCTTGGTAATCAAGTATATTACATAGACTGCGCTGTAAGATACGACAAGCGCGGCGCATGTCCTCAGGATTACGGAACGCACCCCAGTTAATGGAGCCGAGAGTACATAGTGCAATACGGCCATTAGCATCATCAAGACGCTTGAAAGGACGAGTAGGTAATAGAATTTCACAGCATAAGTTTGACTGATAGATAGTGTGGTATTCTGGATCAAATGGACCTTGGTTCATGACGTTGTCAATGAACACAAGATAGATACGTCCAGTATCAGTTCTCTCCTTTAGTATGCCACCTTTGAATACTTCTTCAGCTGATAAGACTTTTTTGCGAAGTCCTTTTTGCTTTTCATACTTCTCATATAACTCTTCAAACAATGTTGTATCTTTATAAAATGCTTCATATAAATCTGGTACTTCGTTAGGATCAAAGAAAGTGATGTTTTCTTTATTTTTAAATCTGCGCCAGAAGAGGGCGTTAAGCACAACTCCGTAATCCATGTGTCTAACTCGCGTTTCTTCCGTTCCTTGATTATTCTTAAGAACAATAAGATCATCAAACTGATGATGCCAAATAGGATAGAACACAGTAGCACTAGCATTACGGATACCTCCTTGTGAACATGAACGTAAATCACCAAACCATTTCTTAAGGAAGGGGATCATGCCTGTGTGCATGATTTCCCCGCCTCGTATAGGACTACCCAATGGGCGCAAACGACCTATCTCTAAGCCAATGCCTGCACGCTTGCTGGCATACTTGGCCATCATCTCACCTGACGCAAAGATACTGTCTAAGTCGTCATCACTTTTAATCAGCACACATGAACTGAATTGTTTTGTAGGGGTGCCCAAGCCAGCGAGGACTGGAGTAGCTAATGTAAACAAGCCATCGCTAGCACAGGCGTAGTAATCTTTAATGTATTTTAATCGTTGACTGGATTC